CCACAATCATCATCCACAACAACGGAACGAATGGAACGGCGGCCATGTCCCGGCCGCGCCTTGAGGTCACGTCTCAGAAGTTCCTGATCCTCCGAGGCCCCGACCTGTCGTGCTGCCCGCATCATCCCCGCAACATGCGCAAGGCCGCTGGTTCGGACGTGTTCACGCTCACCGAACGCCAGCTTGAGGACGTGCTACGCGGCTGGTTCAACGGCCTGCCATCCAAGATCGTGCCGCTGGTGAACCCGCGCGGGCTTCCAAGCGATGCACTCAAGGTCATCTCCGACAGCCTCGCAACGGTGGTCGAACAGCCCATGCGGGGCATCTTCCAGCACGGGTACAACTACGGCGTTCAGGAGTTGCCGACGCGGGGCAACGCGGAGATCATGGCCGCGTTGACCGGACCCGCCGAGAAGTACCTCAGAAACCACGTCGATAAGCAGATGATCCCCAGCGTGTCCGAGACGGTAAACGAGGCGATCCGCGATGAGTTGGCGGTCGGAGTCAGCAAGGGCGAGACAATCCCGGAGCTTACTGATCGCGTCAGGACGACCACAACCGAGATGAGCGGCATCGGCGCGGAGCGGATCGCGCGGACGGAAACGGCGGACGCGTTCATGTCCTCACGCGAGGCGTCGTGGAAAGAGTCTGGCGTGGTGTGGGGCAAGCGGTGGCGTTTGGCTCCCGAGGCATGCGAATTTTGCGAGGCCGCGGCCCGTGACTTCGGCGTTCAACCGCTCGGAGTACCGTTCTTCGGCAAGGGAACGGTTCTGACGGCCGCAAGCGGCGCGTCGATGAAGCTGGATTACAAGGCTGTGAACGGCCCACCGCTTCACCCCAATGATCGTTGCGGCATGGCTGCCGTGATGGAGGAACCGACATGATTCAGACCCGATACTTCACAACCGAGAATGAAGCTCTGATGGCGAACGGACTCAAGGGTGGTGTAAGCGTGACTCTTTGCGCCAACACGAACCCGCCGTGGCGTGCGATGTGGGAAGACGGGCAGCCGGCGCCCGCCCCGGAGCCGGTGTTCGATCCGCCGATACCGCCGCTGCCGGAACCCGTGCGGAAGTCCCGGAAGAAGGCTTCGGAGTCGGACGAATGACACCGGAACAGTTCGAGGAACTTCTGCGGATCGTGCAATCGCTCCAAGCCGAACAGGTCCGGCACGCCCAGGCGTTGCGGGAGGCAGTCGTGGTGCTTGAGGGGTTGTACAACGCGGCGGAACCGAAGGACGAATCGACTCAGGAAACGGGGTGACTCATGCGAAGCCGCGAACACATCATCGAATACCTGACCAAGAACGACACCGCGCCCGAGATTGAGGGCTCGTGGGTCGTCAAGTCGGCGACGTTCGACGGTGAGATTGACCGAGACGAGCGGCTTGTGAAGGGCATCGTGTCCGTCGCCGTTCCCGACATGGACGGAGAGGTTGTGGTCCCCGCCGGCCTCGACATGACCTACTTCCCTGATCGCGTCAAGGGCGTGTTCATCGACCACAACTACCGCGAGCTTCCGGTGGGAACGTGCCGGAACCTCTCGCTCAAGCGGGGCGGGAGCGTGCTGTACTCCACGACCTACATCCTGCCTGGCTCACGCGGGGACGACCTTCTGACGGCCATCGAACACGGGGCACTGTCGGGCCTGTCCATCGGGGCTAAGGCAACCGACTTCGGCAAGCCAACATCGGACGAGGTGCGTAAGTACGGTCAGCACGATTCGATCGTCCGCAAGGCCAAGCTAATCGAGTATTCGTTCGTGGCGCACCCGTGCAACCAGGACGCGATGATCGACCTCGTGAGCAAGAGCCTCATCCGGCGTGATTCGGCGGTTGCGTTCGGGCTCAACGACACGCCCAAGCGGCGGTATCACTCGGTGGTGATGGGAGACGGAACGTGCGTACAGGTGGGCGTTCGGTCATGTTGACACACCGACCATAGCTGGTTACGCTTCGATGAGCCCTATGGATGGGGCTACAGCGCCGCCAACGGTTGAAGCCGTGGGCGGAACTTCTCTGCATCGTTCGGCACTACGACTGCACGACCGCGAGAGCCTTGCCGCGAGCGGCGTAAGCCCTGTCCGGCACGTTCTGCGAGTCCTAGTAGGCGAGAGGCCGTGGTAATCACCACGCACCCCCCACAGGACTCTCACCAATGGCAATCACGCCCACTGTGCGGCATCTCTATGTTGCTGCAAAGTCGAAGGGCTACACCGGACCCGACTCCGAACCCGAGACGATCAAGCGTTGGTGCGCTGATCGCAAGGGCTCGGACGGCAAGCCGGAACCCCTCGAAACCCTCCTCATCGAAGAAACCGAGTTTGAGATCGCCTCGCTGGCGTTCGATTCTCCCCCCGTCACCAAGAAGGGTCTGATGGCCCGCGTGGTGATGCAGGAGGAGGACCGCGACGACCTCGAAGCCAAGCAGAAGGCCCTCATGGACAAGGCGGTCGATGATCGCCTCAAGTCGATGGGCATTGACCCGAACAAGGGCAAGCGGATTCAGGGCCTCGACGTTGGGTCCGTCAAGTCCGGCGAAGAGCGCGAGTACGAGGCACGGATTCGGTTCAAGTCCGCCGTGTTCTCCAACTACGACTACGCCTTCGGCTACGGCAACGACATCCGCCACAAGGGCCTCATCGCTCTTGGACGCACGGCGGAAGCCGCCGAGTTGTACAACAAGACGGCGACGTACCTCACTCAGAAGGGCTACACGCTCGTCAACACCGGAACCGGCCAGGCCCTCTCCCCGGTCGGGTTCGATGCGGACCTTCACCAGTTGATCCGTCAGTTCGGAGTCACGCGCCGGGCAGCCCGCGTCGTGAACATGAACTCCGATCAGGTGCTTCGCCCCAAGGCGACCGGCGACCTCACGGTTTACTACCCCGAAGACGGCGTGGCGGGCACGGAGTCGCAAAAGACGTTTACGAACGTCCGGCTCCAGGCCAAGAAGGGCATCGTCATCACGAAGATGTCGAAGTCCCTTGTCGCGGACGCCGCGATCAACGTAGCCGACGATGCGGGCCGCGACGTGGTTCGCGCCGTGTCGAAGCAGGAAGACAACACGCTGTTCAACGCCAACGGCACGGGCTCGGCCAACGGGTACATCCCGCAGTGCAACGGCATCCTGTCGATCATCGGCACGGGTGGCGCGTCGGCCGCGACGGCGTTCGTTCAGACCACGGAAACCTCGTCGAACTCCCGTGTGTTCAAGTCCACCGCAACAACCCCGCTCGGCGTAACGCTGTCGGACGTTGTGGCCCTCATGTCGCGGGTCGGTCAGTTCGTCGGGCTCAATCCCGCGTTCCACTGCACCTCCGAAGTGGCCGACGCCATCTTCACCCGCCTCGCGGCGAGTGTTGGCGGCATCCAGCCGATGGAGATTCAGGGCCTTGGGACCGTCATGCGGTTCCTCGGCAAGCCCATCATCGTCAATAACGTGATGACGACCAGCCTCGACACCGGGTCCAACAAGCAACTCGTGGTGTACGGCGACCTCTCGCTTGCCGCGGACTTCGGCGATCGACTCGGCCTCCAGACCGAGATCAGCGATCAGCGGTATTGGGACGAAGACAACTTCGGCCTCAAGGGCACCGTGCGTCACGACATCAACGTTCACGAACTCGGCTCGACCTCATCGGCTGGCCCGGTGTCGGTCCTCATCCAGTCGTAATCGGGAGATTCACACATGGCATCTTTCCTCGAAGACTTGGACATTGACTACCCGATTTCGATCCGCAAGCGGTCGGCGGGTACGGTGTCCGCACGCACCATTGACACCAGCGGGTGTCACGAGATCGCCCTTCTTATCACTCGCGGCTCTGGTACGGGAACGCTGAACTTCGCGCTCTCGTCCCACAACTCCGCTACGGCGACGTACGCGCAGGGCACGGCCTTTGGAACGAACCCAACGGGTGCGCTCACAACGGAGTCCGCTGCTCACCTCATCGTGATCCAGAATCAACCGGCGCTCAGGAAGTTCCTCAAGGTGCGGCTCTCGGCCGTGTCCACTTCGCTGGCGTTCGGTCTGGTCGTCCTCAAGATGAAGAACCGGACCATCCCCGGCGACTCAACCCTTGGGGCAACGTCACTGACCCGCTCGAAGGTCTAACCCCCAGCCCGCTCGGGACACCGGGCGGGCTGACTTCATGCTTGGATCGTGCGTCGAGTACTTCCTTTGTGTCGGCGGTGATCGGAACGGTCGGTACTGGTCCCCTGAGTTTGTGACGTTCCCGCCAATCGGGTATGAGAAGTTTCGGATGGTGCTGGGCGGCGAGGAGCTTGAAGTGATCCTCGTTCACGAATCGCTGGACGAAAAAACCTGCCTGTCCGAGTATTGGAGCTTGAGGGTTGCTTGACGAACAGCACATCTTGACCCTCGGCAACGCAGCCGCAGAACGCGAGTCGGCCCGCCTAGAGGCGTCTCAGTTGATGCTGTGCGAACTATCGAACGTCTACGCCCTCATTCACGGGGTACTCAACACCAAGACCTTTGAGGAGCATCGGAACGCCGGGAACAGCGTCGAGTTCGACCTTTCCGATGCCGTTGGCAGTTTCCAAGACGAGATCAACAACGATCGAACGTGCTTCGTGCGCTATTGGTGCTTCGAGAATGACCGCGTGCCGGGCCAGGTTGTGAAGACGACCGAGACATACGCCAAGACGATCACGCCCATGTACGCGAGCCGGGTGCCCGAGTCCGAAGCCGCCGCGTACGCGCGTGTCGTGTCGGCCCGTAAGGGTCGATGGATGGACGAAACATCGTGGCGGCGTTTCACGGGGAACTACGCCCGTGTCCGCAACGCCACGGCGATCAAGCGGAGGGCCGCGTGAAGACCGCACTCGTCAAGCTGCTCAAGGGTTGCGTCTACGGCAAGGCCGGGGACGTGATGCGGCTCGATTACAAAGAAGCCATACGCGCGTGCGAGAAGGGCCAGGCACTCATGCACGAGTGGCGACCGCCGCAGCGAAAGGTCAAGACGCCCGACGTGATGAAGGGGGTGGGCTATGGCAACCCTTGAGATTTGCACGGCGAGCGGCATTACGGCATGGACCGGGGCCAGTGCCACGGACGCCGCGATCATCTCTCAGGCTGTCGAGCGGCGGATTGCCAACTACTGCAACCGTCGCACCGAGAACGGCGACAACACTTGGAGCCGAACCAGCCGCGTCGAATATCTCACCGGCGAACTGTCGGCGGGCGTGCTTCTCAAGTGGACGCCCATCGACGCCGTTACGTCCGTCAAGATCATCACCGGTACGGGTGCCGGGTCGGCGTCCGAGACGTACACGACGGTAGACCTTACCAGTCTTGCACTTGACGGCGTAGCCATAGCCGACCTCTCGTCCGCTGGGTATGCGTCCCAAGTCGGCTATCTCCACTACCGCAACTCGTCGGTCCAGATGTGGGATTCGGACTATTGGGGTGCCCGCCGTGGGCGTGTCCCCGCCGCGAACTTCGGATCGGGACGGCAGCGCGTCAAGGTCGAGTACACCGGCGGCTATGCGAGCCCGGCGAAGCCGATCCCGGACGACCTCAAGCTCGCGGCGCTGTCTTTGGCAAAGTCGATGTATGACGCCAAGAGCGTCAGCGGCACGCTGCAATCCGAGCGGCTTGGTGATTACTCGTACACGAACGCAACGGCCTCCGACAAGGCCGCGGCCGAGGACGGATTCGGGCAGGTCAAAGACCTTCTCCAGAGCTACCGCAGTTTCGCCAACATTGTTTAGGAGTCGAACATGGCATCAGGATTACAGGGCTCATGCGGTGCGTCTGGGACCGTCGTACACGTCGCATCGACGCAGGGCGGTTGGGTGGAAGCGAATACCGATCTGCAAACAACGGACACGGCGAACCTGCTCACCCCGCAACTGGTGACACGGGCGGCGGTTCGGTGGCTGGAAGTTCCGGCGGCGTCTACGCGCATCCTGATCCGGGGCCGCAACCTCGCCACGATGAGCGCAGCGGGCACGCCAGCAGCCGTCGTGTCGATCTGGGGTGCGGTCGGAGGCCCGAACCGAACCCTGGACGCTACCGCGACTACCTCGCCGTGGGGCACGTCTCCGACCGCAACCAATGGCGGCGTGTTCATGCGGCTTGACAACGCCGACAGCGGGGCAACCGGCGTAACGCTGACGTTCGCCACCACAGGAAACCTTGAGGACGGCACTTACGAGTACACCGACCTCGTAGACCTCACGGGCATTGACCTCAAGGGATGCAGTTACGTCACGGCCCTTGTCGCCACGGCGTGCGCCGTCACCGGGTCGGCGGCGGTCGATTGCCAGTTCAAGTTCATCAACTGAGGAACCAATATGTCAGTCTCGAACCTGCTCGTCAACACCTGCACCATCACGCCTCGCACCGAGGCCAAG